AAAGCCACCAGAAAAAAAAATAAAAAAACAGACTGAATGGGGTTGACACACCGTGCCGATAGTGTATACTGACACCATGCGAGCAACTAAGGGGTTGCGAGCGACACAAAAAACTGGGAGAACGACGATGACTGGCAAGCTTGTAACTGTGACCTGCAAGGCGTTCGGTGGACGAATCGGCACACACACCTGCAGCGTTGACGCTGATGGCACTGTGCGAGTGTGGGACAGTGTGGCACAGTACTACACCACCTGCCACAGCCTGAGCGACCGCACGATGAAGCGACTTCGCAAACTGGCTGCAAAGTCTGGCATTGACGGCTGAGCGGCACAACAAACACACACCCGCTGCACAGTGCGGCGGGTTTCTCTGGACAATCATTGAGGGATCAGGACAATGAAGAACGCATACGCAATCGTACCATCGCAGGGAATGTATCAGTCTGGTGACACGGTGCACGTCGCACGCAGGAGCGGCAGCCTTGAGACGGCCCGCAAGATCGCCCGCAAGCTGACGGCGGAGTATCAGGCCGGTATGCAGCGATACGGTGGCAGCAGCGGCGGCTATCGAGTCATTGCGTGGGGCACGACAGACCGCACGATCAGCGGCTATTCGCTCGACCGGATCGCGAATGCGAAGTGACGGCACAACAACACAGCCCCGCTGCGAGTGTGGCGGGGCATTTTGCGGAAGGGATCAGCAATGGACAACATGTTTGCAAATATGGCACCGCGAAACCTCAGCCCGAGGCACTACGGCGATTTCCCGTTCGGCGGCCATGACGTGAGCCACTGGGGCGTGCGGGTAGGTGTGTGGCTGTGTCGTGATGGAGTGTACCGTCATGTGCGGTATCGGAGTTCATCGGAGCACTGGCAGCACTGGGTTGGCACCGACGGCATACGCTGGGGCGACTGGGGCAATCATGTCCCGCAGCCGCAGGGAGCGACGCCGCATCCGCTGGATCTGATTGAGTGGGTGGGGCTGGATTGTGGCGGATCTGGTCTCCAGTGGAGGCCAGGTGCACAGATCGGGCCGTGCAGGTGCAATCGTTGTCAGGAGGTGGAGTGATGCGATTACTGAGACGAGTCTGGAGCTGGATCTGGGGTCCGCCTGCACCTGTGCGTGATACAGGGCGGACCGTTGACGAGGACTTTGCCGATCTTTGGATGCGGCGGCTGTTCGCACAGCAGTGGGCACACACGCAGGGCACGATTGAGCAGCGGTTGCAGGCCATGCTGATTGCACGGAATGAGGACGGCCAGCCATGCTGGAGCGAGGGCGATTGGAAGATGATTTACGGTTGCTTGAAAGGCGTGCAGCAGCAGCAGGAGGTAGAGTGATGCAGACGATTATCGGGTGCCTGATTGCGGTGGCGTTTGGCGTGGTGGTGGCGTCACAGTTTGGGGGTGAGGGATGAGCAACGAAGACAAATGGCAACTGCTCTGGAACCACGACGTGCAATTCGGGTTCACGTGCGGTGCGTTTGCCGGGGTGTTCGGTCTGGTCCTGATGTTTTTCGCGCTTGACTGGTTTGCTCGCATCGTGACCAGCAGCCGCAAACAGCCGCAACGTCAGGCGGTCAGAGGACAAAACGGAGGGCGTGGCCAGTGATGGACAAGCGACTTGAGATCGTCGAGCGGTTGAAGAGCTTGGAGGCGTATTTGTGCGGTGGCAAACGCACTAAACGCGAGTGCTGCAATGCACTCGGCTACGCATACGAACGAGCATTCAGTCGGGATCTGGAGGACCTCGAAACGCTGGGGAGCGGCGTTGTGCGTGTTGTTGATCCGGGCAAGAAATCACAATACTACTGCCCACGGGCAAAGGCAATATTCCGGCACAAATGATCCCTTCGGGCGGCGGTAACGCTGTCCGGTCCCCTGGTCCTGCAGTCCGCACCACGAGCCTCGTGGGACTCCCGGTGACTGCAGGGCCGGGGGCGAATACAACACGAGCGGCGTATGGTGCGCTGCTGGTTTGGTTGGTTGGTTGGTTGGTTTGCGGAGGTGTGGCATGGATCAGATACAATGGCGACCAGATGAGCAGGCCGTTGCAATGATGCAACAAATGGGCCTGAGTCACGTCGTGAGGGAGGTCGTAGTTCAGACCGAGATTGACACTCGGACGCCAAACGGGGCGCGGCAGAAGCCTATTGACGCGGAACTGGTTGACGATTACCTGTGCGCAATGCGTGCCGGTGATGTGTTCCCGCATATTGTGCTGGCAGCAATTGACGGCAAAAAGAAACTGCAGGTTATTGGCGGCAATCATCGGCTGCAGGCTGCGGTCAAGATCGGTGCGGCCTCAGTGCCTGCCATTGTCGTAGAGTGCGGAGCGTTTGAGGCAGCCACACTGGCGAAGCGGCTGAACACAGTCAACGGCAAACGCGAATCACGCGAGGTCCGAATTGCACAGGCCATTGATTTGGTGCAGCAGCATGGGCAGTCGGTGGATGTTGCGGCAAGGACGGCAGGAATCAGCAGCAATGTGGTCACAGCAGCCCTGCGAACGGACAAGGTCCGGCAGCGAGCAATGGAGCTGGGGTTGCCATGCTCGAACAAGCTGCGAAACACGGACGGCGTCAGCATCGGCGAGTTGGTGAATGATGGCGATGTGTTTCCGGCATTGTATGAATTTGCCACCAGCCCGAACTGCAGCCATGACAGGCTGGCGTCATTGTGTCGGAGCGTGCGAAAGGCTGGAACACTGGCGGAGCGTAAGGCACTTATTGAGAAGGCGACACAGGAATGTCAGGACACAACAGGACCAAAGGCGAGGATGTACCCGGTGGCGGCACAGATCAAACGTGCGGTCAACCTGTTGAGCAATCAGACGAAGAACAAGCCGACACTGCTGGCGTTGCAACTGACCCGCGAGGATGCGGCGAAGTTACTTTCCGAAGTACAAACCGTGGCGCACACTCTCCAAGCCGCTATTGGTCGAAGTTGACAGCACTGGCCGAGCAGATGGCACCATGTACAGCATCGGTGTGGTTTGCTGCAGCATGTGCGGTGGTACCGCTGGAAAGCGTGCGGTACAGGTACAACATGCGAGCCGCAATTGTTCGCAAGTGGCTTGCAGCGTGCAAAGAGTTTGCAATTCGCGATGACATGTTAGTGCAAATTGCCGAACGCAAAAAGTCGCGACCGATCGGCAAAGGGGATGAGTTGTGGTTGCGGCTGACGACTGCCGAATGTTTGACGGAGGCAGAGGCGTTGACGGCATGGAGCCAGAGCACATGGAAAACGTACAAGTGCGCATTAGTCGCAATGCAATGGGGTAAGAGGTTGTCTGATGGAAGTTTGGCATGGACTGGTCCGCCAGATGCGACATTTGCAGACTTCCAGCAATATCGCATGAGATGCAGAAACAAGCACAACACCTAACCACCGCAGCACAGCAACAGGTCCGCTGGCGGCTGATCCCCGTGGCGAATGATTCGCCGGTGGTTTTTACAACACATGACGGGAGGGAACGAGATGCCGTTACGATCAAAGAAGATTCGGCAGTTGGGTGAGCGGGTTGTGGTCGAAATGGACATCCCCGACGACTGGCAGCCGGGACGAATCCACAGGGTGCTGGCAGCAGTGCGCAGGGAGGATTACGAGTATATCGTCGAGATGGAAAGCGGCGAGTTTGTACAGGTCGGTCCGCATCGCCTGGCGTACCAGATGCCGGAGCGTGAGCCACGTATTCCGGAGGATGAATTGCGGCGGCGGTGTCTGGCAGAGCAGGCCAACTGGTCACCAGAGGAGCGGGAAAAACGATGGTGCGGTCCGAAGCGGACTGCGGTTGAAATTCAGGTGGTGCGCAGCAACGGGTTGGCGAAGGGGGCACCTGATTATGAGCCATGAAAAACACGGGATTGAGATTCCCGGAACGCCGGTGGCACAGCCAAGACACAGGGTTTCAGCGCGAGGCGGATTTGCGCGAACGTATCTGCCAAAGAAGCATCCGGTGCACGAGTACAAGCGGCGTATTGCAGAGTACACAGAAGATTGGCCGGTGTTTGTTGGTCCGCTGAATGTCTTCATCGAACTGGCGTTTCCAATGCCGCAGAGTTGGAGCTACAAAAAACAGGCAGCGATGCGTGAGGCATGGCACACGCAGAAACCAGATATCGACAACGTCGTCAAGGCGATTCTGGATGCACTGAAAGACCGATGGCGAGACGATACACAGGTTGCACGGTTGACGGTTGATAAACGCTGGACGGACTGTGAGCAGGGACACACTTGGATTGAGATATTGGAGCTAACATGAAACGCAAACAGGCAGCAGTGGCAGCGGTCCCAGCGGATGCACCGAAGCCCGTCAAACAGGTTAAGAAGTTCCGCACATCAGTGCACCGCGACACGTCGAGATCGTCAGAGCGGAGCTGGAGGGGAGGCCGAGCCATGATGATTGATCGCAGACTGGTCGCACGGTTGCAGGCACTGAAGCCGGGCGAACGGCTGATTTTACCAGCGAGGTATTCCGCAGAATTGAACGTGCGAAACCTGTTGGCAGCGGCGGGTGCGCAAACGTGGGATCTGGTGGAAATAATTGACGCGCAGAAGCGCAGCCGGTGGATGGTCGGGAGGGTGCCATGAGTGGGGATAAGTTTGGGGCGTGGCATGGCGTCCCGGAGACGATGGCACAGGACCGGGAAGACCGCGAGTTTGGCCGGACTGGTCCCGGCAGCCAGTGGGATCCTGGGGAGATGCCGTGGATTCCTCGCCAGAGAATGCACCCGGATTTGGTGAAGCGGCTGCTGCAGGGCAGCGGGAAAGAAATGAATCAGCCCACAGTGGGCTGAGGTACGATGGTTGTTTTCAGGAGATGCGAGCTGTGAAGATTACGACAGGCAAAAAACAAGTCCCTCGGCGCGTGATGCTGTACGGCACACACGGGATCGGCAAATCGTCGTGGGCAGCGCAGGCCCCCGGTGTTCTCTTTTTGAACGTCGAAGACGGGCTGAACGACATCGACTGCGCACGGACTGATCAGGTGCAGTGCTGGGAACAGGTGAACGCGGTCATCATGTGGCTGGCCAATAATCAGCATCAATACAGGTGGCTGGCGATTGATTCGGTGGATTGGCTGGAGGCCATCATCCACGCGCAGGTGGCAGCAGACGCGGGCAAAAAGTCGATTGCCGATATTGGATACGGGGCGGGCTACAAATCCGCTGTGGTGTATTGGGATAAGCTGCTGACGGGGCTGGACTGGCTGCGGAAGGAGAAGGGAATTGGTATCATTCTGCTGGCACATTGTGCCATCAAAAAACACCAGGACCCGACAGCGGAAAGCTACGACCGATACCAGCCCGCATTGCATGACACGGCATCGGCACTGTTGCAGGAGTGGTGCGATGAAGTCCTGTTTGCGTCCTATCGGGTTTTCACGAAAAAGGAAGATCAGGGATTCAACCGGGATCGCGTGATTGCGTCAGGCAACGGCGAGCGGTTTGTGAGGTGCGTTGAGACTCCGACAGCACTGGCAAAAAACAGGCTGGCCATGCCGGAGGAGATTGAGTTTAACTGGGCTGCGTATGCTCAGTATGTTTCTGGTGTGTCTTCAGATGCGAAAGGTTGATTGAGATGGCGAGTTTGCATGACATCGACATGAACAACGTCGAAGCGGAAGCCCCTCGGGTGGCACTGCCAGCCGGTGAGTATCAGGCCGTTATCACGGAAAGCGACTACAAGACACCAAAGTCCGGCGGTGCTCCATATCTGGAGTTGACGTTGTCCGTTGTTGACCCGGCATACAAGGGCCGGAAGCTGTGGGACCGATTGAACCTGAAGCACACGAAACCGGAAGTCGTGGCAATGGCAAAGCAGCGGCTGAAGGCTATTCAGGACGCCATCGGACTGACAAAGGTGAGTGACTCGGTGCAGATGCACAACAGGCAGTTGACCGTGGTTGTGGCTGAAACCGAGTACAACGGCAAGCCGTCAAACGAGGTCAAAGGCTATGCCGTCAAGCGCAGCAGCGGGCAGCCGATGACACAGACGAGCTATCCAGCCCCCACTGCGGGACAGATGGCGAATCCGTGGGGCTGATGGTGTGTGTGTGTGGGTGGTATGCAGTCCCGGCAGCGGAAACGCTGCCGGGATTTCTGGCGGGGAGATGCGAGCGATGGAAGCACGGTGGTATCAGTCAGAGGCAAACGCGGCGGCGTGGCAATACATTGGCAGCGGTCAGGGCAATCCGCTGATCGTCCTGCCGACTGGAGCGGGGAAGTCCATTGTGATTGCACTGCTGATCCGGCAGGCCGTCGAGTGGGGGCAACGGGTGCTGGTGTTGGCGCACCGAAAGGAACTCCTGCAGCAGAACGCGGAGAAGATTGAGCGGCTGACGGGCCTGCAGGTGGGGCTGAATTCTGCAGGGCTGAAACAACGGGACATTGACAGCGCGGTGATTTGCTGCGGGATTCAGAGCGTCTACAGGGACGCGGCGGAATTCGGAAAACGCGGGCTGGTGGTGATTGATGAAGCACACTTGATTTCCGACGATGCGGGCAGCATGTACGGGCAGTTTCTGACAGAACTACGGAAGCTGAATTCCCCGATGTTTTGCGTGGGGTTGACGGCGACACCGTACAGAACAAACGAGGGCAGTTTGTGCGGTGATGGGCGGCTGTTCTCCGGGATCTGCTATGAGGCGAAAACGGGGACGCTGATTGAGGGTGGATATCTCAGCAGGTTGACAAACAATCCGGCAGACTCGCAAGCGGATCTGAAGGGCGTGGCAGTCCGTGGTGGTGAGTTTGTGGCGGCTGAGATGGAGCGAGCATTCAGTGGCGATGACATCATCCACGCTGCCTGCTGCGAGCTGACGATTGCCTGCGAAGGCCGGAACAGCGTGCTGGTGTTCTGCGCCGGTGTGAGTCACGCGGAACAGGTGGCGGCAGCCCTGCGGGATCTGACGGGGCAGGACGTGGGACTGGTGACGGGTGAAACACCCGCAATTGAACGGCAGCGAGTGCTGACGGATTTCCGGGCCGGTCATCTGCGGTGGTGTGTGAATGTCGATGTCCTGACAACAGGGTTTGACGCGCCACGGATTGACGCGGTGGCAGTCCTGCGGGCGACAATGTCACCCGGTCTGTTCGCTCAAATTGTCGGGCGTGGGCTGCGGATGGCAGACGGGAAAACGGATTGTCTTATTCTGGATTTTGGGGGCAATCTGCAGCGGCACGGGGCACTGGATTCTGACGATTACGGGGTGAGCAAACCACGGAACGCGGACGGATCAGAGGCACCCTCGAAGGTCTGCCCAAAGTGCCGGGCAGAGTGTGCGCTGTCTGCGGTCCGGTGCACGGAATGCGGGCACATATTCACGAGGGAGATGGACAGGGAGCCGAAACACGGCAGCGAGATGGACACACGATCGGCGATTGTCGGCGAGCTGCCCCCGCAGTGGTACGACGTGGAGCGGATGGACTGGCACCTGCACCAAAAACGCGGGGCCGGAGAAAAGCCTCCGACGTTGTGCGTGAGTTATCAGGTGAGTGATGAGACCATGCCACCCGGAAATCTGGCGTGGATTGTGGTGCGGGAATGGGTGTGCTTTGAGCACAGCGGGTTTGCATTTGAAAAGGCGTTCAGGTGGTGGCAGGACCGCAGCCAGTTCCCGGTGCCTGGGACAGTGGCAGAGGCCGTTGTAGCACTGAATCGGGGAGCCTGCCGGAAGCCGTCACGGCTGCTGGTCAAAAAAGACGGTCAGTTTGACCGGATCGTCAAGGTTGAGTTTGCTGAGGAAAAGCCGACGCGCGTGGCTGAGTTGGTTACGCCGGTGAATGATTGGGGTGATGAGGTACCATTCTGAAGGAGATGCGAGTGATGACTGAGGAAACAACCAGCGAACAACTGGCGGAGATTGAGGGACAGGCCACGGAATTCACACCACCCAACGGCTGGCGGGTTGTGCAGGAGGGTGAGGAGTTGCGGCAGGGTGATGTGCGGGTGAATGATTCGGGTGCGTACTCTGCAGTGCTGGTGACCGTCACAGGCGTAGTGCCGCCTGGCACACGGTACATCCGCCCGATTGAGCCACAGCCACAGCCGATACAGGTCCGCGAGGGCCGCTGGCGGACTCGAAACGGTGACATCCGGAACGTGACACCGACGCCGGAAGGTGACGGCCGGGAGCAGCGTTTCCCGTGGTGGGATGCTCAGTATCGGCAGACGTGGACGTCGGACGGTCGATATTACCTTAACAAAGCGAACCAGCGGGATTTGATTGAGTATCTCGGGCCGCTTGAGTCGGAGCCACAGTCGGAGCCACAGCCGGAGCCGGAGCCGGTGCCACCCGCGGAGCCGATTCAGGTCCGCGAGGGCCGCTGGCGGACGCGGGGCGGTGAGATCCGCAACATCACACCGACGCCGGGGTTTGACGGCCGAGCGGAGCGGTGGCCGTGGTGGGATGGTATTCGGCTGGTCTGGACGTCGGAGGGTCGCTATTACCTGGACACAGAAAGCCCGTTTGATCTGGTCGAGCATCTCGGGCCGATTGAGGCGGAGGACAAGACACAGGAGCCACAGCCGGCCTACACAGCCGACGAACTACAGTCGCAGCCAGACACTGAACTGCAGGCGCAAGTGACATTCCTCAAAGGTCGCGAGGTGACGTTGGGGACGCGACTGCAGCAGGAACGGGAGGTCACGACCAGATTGCGCGGCGAGCTGGAATCGGTGCAGAATCTGCTGGGCACTGAGAGGCAGCGGGTCACACAACTGGAGGACTTGGTGGGCAGCCTGCGGGCAATCAACGAGGCGCAGGAGAAAGCCTTCGAGGCAGCGGGCAAGGAGAACACCGACCTGCAGCACCGACTGAATGTCGTTGCGACCGAATGGGCGGAGCAGGCCGAAACGATCAGACGACTGCAGATCGAACTGGACGCAGCGCAGCAGGTGCCTGCAGACTCGCCAGAGCTGCAGCAGTTGCGATTGCGTCTGGCTGACATGACACTGGACCGGGATCAGTGCAAAACCGCCTACGACCAAATATTTGCGGATCTGGTAACCATCAGAGAGACCACGACAGCCGAGACGGTGGAGGCGATCGTGGAATGGCTGCAGCCTTTCCGAGGTTGTAACAGTCCGGCATTGGCACTGCTGCTGCTGGAGGCACTGCCGCACATCATGCGGCACCTGACAGGACTGGCAGAAGATTGACGACGGGCACAGGCTGCCCCATAATGTGACGACCGCGCAGCCGAGATGCGAACGGGTGCGCGGTACAAAGACACTGCCCCAATCCAGCCCGACAGGCTGGCCTCGCCCGCACGTTCTGCCGTTTCGCATCCGGCAGGGCGTGCGGTTTTTCTTTGGGCGCAAACAATGGATTACAGCAGAGTACCGGCGGAACTGACAGCCCTGCGACGATGGATGTTGTGGGAGGATCGACGCGGGAACAAAGTCCCGATCCAATGCACAGGCAACCTGGCGAAGTCCAATGACCCGGACACCTGGAACGACTTTGCAGCGGTGGACGGCAGGCCGAAAATCGCCACCGTGGTTGAGGCACCCTACACGGGCGTTGACCTGGACAACTGCCTGGATGAGTCCGGGAATCTGCGAGTGTGGGCACTGCCAATCG